AACCTCTTAGAATGTCTTGGATATAAATTTGGGGTAGGAGTTCCACCAGTCCACGAACAATTCAACCAGCGTCATAATTTGGAGTAATATATATTATTATGGAACAGATTCCAAAATTAATTTATATCAACGAAGAAGAGTGGGTGTGGTGCAAGAATGAACAGGATTACAAACCTGCTTCAGAGTTTGAGTTTAATCAAGGGACAAGGCATGGTTATCACTTTCATTGTCGTGAATGTTGGAGTGAGATTAGAAGAAATTGTAATACGGTTGAATCTCGTAAACGTAATGACCGTAATGGAGTTGATAGAGTATTAACGAAACTTGGATATGACACTATGTCAGAGGTACCCGTTCACCAACAATTTTTATTAAGACATAATTTGATATAATAATTCATTTTACTATATTTGTTGTATGGGAGTAATTCAAAAAACGTATTTGGGTGTTGATGTATTATTGGCATCACAAAACAGAATATCACACGTCTTTAATAAATTTAATAAAATTTATTTATCCTTTTCAGGTGGAAAGGACTCAACTGTAATGTTTCATTTAGTTGCTGAAGAAGCAAGGAAACAAAATCGTAAATTTGGTGTATTATTTATTGATTGGGAATGTCAATTTGAGTCAACAATTTCACACGTAAAAGAACTTCTAAATGATTATAAAGATGTAATTGACCCTTATTGGATTCAATTAGAAATTATGACAAACAATTCAACATCAATGTATGAACCAACATGGAAGAGTTGGGATGAGTCAAAAATAAAATTATGGACAAGGGATAAAGAGAAAACATCAATCACTGAAAAATCATTTTTTCCTTTTTATTTTGATAATATAACCTTTGAAGAGTTTGTACCTTTATTTGGTCAATGGTATGCTAATGGTGAACCGACCGCATGTTTTGTTGGATTAAGAGCACAGGAATCATTGAATCGTTTTAGAACAATTGCTCGAGATGATGTTAATAGATTTGAGGATAAAAAATATTCAGTAAAGATTACCGATACGTTGTATAACTTTTATCCTTTGTATGATTGGAAAGCAAAAGACATTTGGAAATATTTTGGACATTCTAAAAAGTCACACAACCCAATTTATGATAAAATGTATCAGGCTGGTTTGACAATCCATCAAATGAGAATTGATGAACCATTTGGTGATGAAGCCAGAAAGAATCTGTGGTTATATCATATTCTTGAACCACATACTTGGGCTAAATTAGTTGCTCGTATGAATGGTGCAAACACAGGGTCATTATATTCACAAGAGGGTGGAAATATGTTGGGTAATAATAAGTTATCATTACCTGAAGGTCATACTTGGGAATCATTCTCAAAACATCTTTTGGATACAATGCCACCACAAACCGCTGAGCATTACAAAAACAAAATCTTCAAATATATCAAATGGTATTTGGATAGGGGTTTTGAAACAATACCGGATTCTGGTGATTGGAAAAAAGAACAGACGGGTGAGATTCCATCTTGGAGACAGATTGCTAAAACACTTTTAAGAAATGATTATTGGTGTAGGAATCTCGGATTTCAAATAACAAAATCCTCTGCTTATGAAAAATATTTGAAACTTATGGTGCGTAAAAGAAAAGAAAGTAGTATCTTCGTAATATGAAAACAATAGATATAACCTCACAGGTATTTGACACTGACACTAACAAAGCGATAAACTTTAAAGTTGTTGATAACATTACAGAAGAAAACTTTTTTAATATCTCTATTTCAGATACAGAAACAGATATTATCAAAAAGTATGAATCATATAATTGGGCATCATTAAAATCTAACCAAAAAGTTAAAGTACTTTCAATTCAATGGATAAAATAAAAACACAAATACTTGAATTATTAAATTCAAAATCAGATGATGATAAGATTGATTTAATCAATCAGATTAAATTATTCTTACATGAGAATAGTCCATTAAAAAATGAACCCGTTGACTGTGTGTTGTGGGTTAAGAACACATCTGTTCATGCGAATGACTATAATCCTAATAGTGTTGCTCCACCTGAAATGGAATTGTTAAGGTTATCTATTGCATCAGATGGATATACTCAACCAATCGTAACAATGAATAGTGAAGACCAACAAAGAGAAGTTATTGATGGTTTTCACAGAAACAGAGTTGGAAAAGAATGTAATGATATTCAAGAAAGGGTAAGAGGATATCTACCCGTTGTTACTATTAACTCAAATAGAACAGACAAGGGAGATAGAATGGCAGCAACTGTAAGACACAATAGAGCTCGTGGTAAACATAGTGTAACGGCAATGTCAGATATCGTTGTTGAATTAAAACGTAGAAATTGGACTAATGAGAAAATCGCATCACATCTTGGAATGGAGGCTGATGAAGTTTTGAGATTATATCAAATAACTGGATTGAGTGAATTATTTTCTAATGAAGAGTTTTCACAAGCTTGGGAAATTGATGGTGTAACTGATTTTGTAATATAAAAAAATAACCGTATCTTCACACCCTAATAAAAAAATAACTATGAAACAAATTTTAATTAAAGATTATCCCGCAAATATGTTATTCAAAGTTAAGAATGAACTACCAGAATTTACATATAGCTGTCCTGTAAGAAACAAAATTTTACATCGACAAATAAGAAATGAAATTATGGTAGAACAACTATCACATTACGTTAATCAATACATTGTTGAATCTATTGAGGTTACGGAACAGGGTAATGAAATTTGGTATATTGGCTCTTAATTGTTATGAAAAAGATTGAACGTTTCTATGGAGTAAATGAGATTGGTTATATTACCATCGAAAGGATTGATATAACAAAGGCAAATGTCTTTGTTGAGATGAAGGCTCAAGGACTTGAAAGAAAGACCCCTGATGACCTTGTAATGATTTTTACAAGAGAACAGATTATTCACATGTACAATCAAATTATAGACAAATAAATTTGACCTTATATTTTAAATTTATTATATTTTACTTATGAAAAATGGCAACGAAAAACCCCAACCAAAGGTTGATAGAAAACAAGATGAGTTATTCTTCCACTCATTACCAATGTTTTATCAACAACAAAAACAACTCAAGGAAGAACTTGAATCAATAGTTAGAAAAAAAGAAGGAAAATAAAAATGGCACAGAACAGAGAAACAATGATTGTTAGACAATCACAAATTAAGGTAGCACTTGAGGTATTTCAAATGAGAGGTATTACACCTACCATCCTTGAATTATTAGCCGTAACCGACCACTTGGTTGATTATGTTGAAAATGGATTGAGTCCTGAAATAATTACGAAAACTAAAAAGGTAGATACCTTTATAGAAGCAAAGAAAAATTCGAAGTAATTATTCTCCTGAACGTCTACCTCCGTACCAACTCGGATATGGACATGAACCTGCTAAGATTCCACTACCATAACCAAAACCAGCTCTTCCACCAATGTATCTACCAACCGGTAGAATAACACTTGATTTGAAGGCTCCACCAAATTCAGGTAACAAATCTGCAGGGTTATTAACTTGTGAATATTCAGGGAATAAAGACGTATTAAATACAAGGTAACGTCTCATCAAGTTATCAAGGAATTGTGCGTTGTCCCTTGCATTATTTTTAAGATATGATAACTCTTTAATAGTAATTGGATTACCCTGTTCAGACCTCATCTGTTGTAATCCAATATTTACAAACTTAATAAAAAAGTTATCCAATGCTGTGTAGTATGCGTATTGAGTTAACATCGGTGTGATGTATTGTTTCAACAGAGTTTTGTAATGGGTATTACCTGATAAATCAATATCACCATTTGATATTAAATTTAACATCTTGTTATACAAATTCTGTCCAAGTGTTTCTAAAACAAAAATGTTTTGACTCATTTGAATTGAAAATCTTAATTCACTTGTATCAACGTTCTCATTGATAGGTGTGTTGTTTTTCAGAGTTTGCTCCGATATCATCAATACGTTATAAATCATCAGTCAAGTATTTGGTTTTGTTGTATTTCTAATACAATATCTTCATTAGGATATAGGAGTTGTATAACAGGTTTTAACTCACGTATAACGAACTCTTGCATCGGTTTGATGGTTGTATTCATAAATAGTTGATGAGCCGTCTTTAACTGCTCGGCTTGTGATGCAAACCCCGATGCCGATGGTAAACCAATAAGTGATGGGTCAGGAATCTGATGACCTGATAAGATGTTTTCTCTAACCAATGCAAATATTTCACCAAACATACCTTGTTGTAAGTTAGATTGTATTTGTGTAATTTCTGGTTTTTCATCAGGGTCTCCCATAGATAATACAATTCTACCAGCTCCTTGAGGGCCTCTGTATCTTTCTTCTAATCTACGTAAGATGTCTTCTTGTTCGTTTTGTGAATCTACATTTTGTGGTAAGTGTACCCATAGTGATGGTGAACCACTATTCATAATCGATGCCAAATTGTATTCAGAAATGGCGTGTGATAATCTTACATCCAATAACGCTGA